CTTACAGCATCGTGGCGCGGCGGGGCCGGTACAATGTCTTCGCCGGATCATACTAATGGCCGACGTCAAGATCTCTCAACTGCCCGCAGCCACCTCGCCGGTCGCCTCTACGGATGTGCTGCCTGTCGTGCAGGGCGGCGCCACCAAGAAGGCGTCCGTCGCTCAGTTGGGCTTTTTACCCGCAGGCACTAGCGCGGTTACGCGCACGATTCAAGACAAGCTGCGCGACGTTGTTAGCGTCAAGGATTTTGGCGCTGTTGGTAACGGAGTGACCGACGACACGGCGGCTATTCAAGCGGCGATTGCAGCATCAGATACTGTGTTTTTTAACTCTGGAACGTATTTGCCAGTAACAATTTCCGCGTCAAACAAAACTTTAATCATGGATGGTGACGTCGAGTTCCGCTTACCAAACGGCACAGTTGGCTCCAGTGCTGTCACGGGGCCTGCCGTTTTTCATGTTAGCGGCTCCAATGTCACAATAGAGGGTAATTTTACGGTTAACGGAAATCGCGCTAACAACAGCAGCTATTCCATCCCGACTACCGTAAGAATTGCCTCTCTGTATGTTACCGGCAATAACGTAAAATTTAATGGCGAAGTTTACGTCAAAGACGCTTACTGGATTGGATTTACTGCTGAAGGTGGAAGCACTACGGGCACAGAAATCACTGGATTGTATATCAATAACCTTCGCGTTGAGAAAGCAGACTACCACACATTACTAATGTGGTCTGTCGCAGACTGGCATATCAATTCAATTGTCGCTTCTGGAAACGTATCCGATTCTTGGCTGTATGGGACAAAAGATCAACGTATTCGTGTTGGCACTCAACTTTCTAATACATCAAAATGCAAAAACGGCTCTGTCAATTCTATATTGAGTGACAAATACGTTAACTTGACAATTGAAAACGGCGCGGAAAATATCGCAATCGGTACTGCCATTGCTGCTGGCGGAGGAAAGCTCCAAAATGTCTCTCAAGTAGCTATCCAAACTTTTATCGCGGCAGATGCCAGCTTAAAAAATGAAGCGTATGGTTTTGCGCTAATTAACGCATCCAAGTGCCATATAGGTACATGTATTGTTGCCAACTACGACTGCAACAACACGTTTACCGGCTACGCCTTCGTAATTGATGGTGCCAGCAATTGCAGCATCGGCTCGATTACGGTAAGCGGCTCGTTAGCTACTGCTGCTAATGCCTTAGATATGATAATCACAGGCGCAAAAAACGTTCATATCGGGCAAATTAGTTTAACCGCACCCTCCGGGACGCTTAACGGTTTCATGTTTGACTACGACCCGGCGTACTCGCCGCAAGAAAACATAGTGATTGATAGTCTAATCTCCACAGGACACACTACTTGGGATGTGTCGGTCGATAACCCTGAACCTATTTTAATTCGATATGTTAACCCAGATGCTGTTTTTAATGGGTCTTCAAAGCTAAACGTATATCCGCAAATCGCTGTGCTTGCCGACGGCGTCACTCCGCCCACTTCTGCAACCTCTCTTGCAAAAATATATGTAGATGGCCCCAGCGGGGATTTGAAAATCATTTTTGCAGACGGCGTGGTAAAAACAATTATTACGGACACCTGACCTATGGCAAACATCAAGATTTCTCAACTGCCGGTCGCATCGACGCCCCTGACTGGCGACGAGCTAGTGCCGTTGGTGCAAAGTGGAGTCACTAAAAAAGCGCCTTCCGGGTCTATCGGCACCGCGCCTATAAACGTTAAGTCCTACGGCGCAACGGGAGACGGTGTCACTGACGACACGGCGGCTATTCAGGCCGCAATAAATGCTGCGGTTGCGGAACGCCGTGCAGTATATTTTCCGCCCACTAACCAGCAGTATCTAGTAACTCAAAGTTTGCTGCTGCCGACTTCGATTCCTAGCTCGGCTGTTTACAAAACGCTTGTCATGTACGGCGACGCGACGCCGGGGCAAGTAATGGACGGCATTAGCTCCGGCACGCGCATTTTTAGCACTGCAACCAAGTTTTTCCGCAGCGACATTGCGCCCGCGGGGTCGGGCGATTTGCCTTACATAACCATAGATTTTCGCAATCTTCAGTTTCAGGTTAACTACACAACTAACCCTACCGCAACGTGTTTTGATGAAATGCAGTTGTGGGGGGCAAAATTGACGGATTGCGGTTTCTACGGTTTTGACATTTTTGTGTATGGTTGTCTGACCCGAATAGCGACGATTCTTGGGTGCCAGATTGGTGCAAGACGAACGCTGAAACGGCACGCCAGTTATTCCACCGTGTCGTTTGATTCATTCATCAGCTACAACTATATCAACGGGCTGACGGGAACGCCTGCGGGCATCACGACGGATGCCAACATCGATTTGTCGGACAGTGCGCAAATGTTTGTGGCGTATAACTACATCGACTTCTCGTACATCGGACTAAAAGTAGCGGGTACCAGCCAAAACATCAATGTAACCGACAACATCATCGATGTCTGCTATCGCGGAATTCTGGTCGGTTACGGTTTCCCGACGCGCTTGATCTCTCGCAATCAGTTTCTGAACATCAAACGCGCTAGTTGGAATCTGCTAAACGCAACCGCTAGGGCGGCGCGGCCGGAAATGCAGACCAACGATTGGGAATGTGTCCGGTGCGACAACGAGCGCAACGTCAACATTGTTCTGTCGGACAACCTGTATCCGGACGCAGACAAGTTCTTTGTCATGGGTACTAAAGGGCACTACAACATTCAAGAGCGCGGCAACATTGGCGCTTACGACAACACTACTCAAACCGGCACTTACAGTCAAAGCAGCAGCACGGTCACTGTCACAAAGACCGCGCATGGGCTGGCCGTCGGTAATACAGTAGCGTTGACATTCACGTCTGGCGGATCTGTCAGCGGGACGTATCGCGTCGCAACAGTGGCTGACGCCGATACATTTACCGTGACAGTTACTGGCGCGGCGTATGGCGGCTCTACTAGTGGCAACGTATCGTTTATAAAAGTGCCACCTCCAGCAGTCGATTTTGCAAGCCGCACGATTGATACCGCAACGTATCCGCTGGACAACACGCTGCTGAAGTTTGACTCGCTTGAGAACGCTGTCGTCACAGAAATTCGGCCAAAACGAAGCGTTTACATTGGCTTGAACTATCAGATTGGATCACCACCCATTCGCTTGCGAGTCAACAGCGACTATTCATTGACGGATTCAAACGGCAACGCGTTTCCTTGGGGAAAAACTAACCTCCTTTCCGCCACAGACTTTGCTACTGGGTGGACGTTTGCAAGCGGGGTGTCGCAAGTCGGCGGCGTATTTACCGCAAGCAGTGCTAACGGCTGGAGCCACATTACGATTCCAGGCTCGCCGACGGCAGGGACGTATTTGGTTGCGGTCAATATCGCCTCTTTCACTTCGGGCGGCTTGGCTTGCGGTTGGTCAAGTACAGGCACGCCAAGCACGTATAGCGACAGTGGAATCATCACTAACGGCAACAACGGCAACGGCAACTTCTTGGCGACTACGGGGCTTTACATCCAGCAACTTAACGTCACGGCAACGCCGTCTCGGCTGGCAATTTTTACTAACAACCCCACGACATGCACAATTAACTACGTTGCGCTGATTAAAATCGCTTGATGAAGACACCGTTCCTCGGCTCCAGCTATGTGGCCCGCAGCGTAAACGCTGCGGACAACCGCATGGTGAACCTGTACCCAGAAATCCTCGCCGAGGGCGGCAAGGAGGCGGCGTTCCTGACCCGCGCTCCTGGCCTGCGTCTGGTGGCGACCGTGGGTACGGGGCCGATCCGAGGGATGTTGGCTTACGGCGGGTTCGGCTACGTCGTCAGCGGCGTGGAGTTGTACCGCATCGACCAGTACTACAACATCACGTTGCTGGGCACGGTCAGCGGTTCAGGGCCGGTCAGCATGGCCGACAACGGCGACCAGTTGTTCGTCGCCTGCGACCCCAAAAGCTACATCTACAACGCGACGACAGGCGTTTTTCAAGAGATCACCGACCCGGACTTTCCCGGCGCGAAGACGGTCTCGTTCCTCGACGGCTACTTCGTTTTCAGCCAGCCCGACTCGCAGAAGTTCTGGGTCACGGCGCTGCTGGACGGCACCTCGGTCGAGCCGCTGGACTTTGCCAGCGCCGAAGGCTCGCCGGATCGGCTGGTGTCGCTGATCGTGGACCACCGCGAGGTGTGGCTGTTCGGCACCTCGTCGGTCGAAGTCTGGTACAACGCTGGCGGTGTGGACTTCCCGCTGGAGCGCATCCAGGGCGCGTTTAACGAACTCGGCTGCGCTGCGGCGTACTCGGTTGCCAAGCTCGACAACGCGCTGTTCTGGCTGGGCGCGGACGCTCGCGGCAAGGGTATTGTCTACCGCAGTAACGGCTACACCGGCACGCGGGTCAGCACCCACGCGATTGAGTGGCAGATCCAGAGCTACAGTCGCATCGATGATGCCATCGGCTACACATACCAGCAGGACGGACATTCGTTCTATGTGCTGACGTTTCCGACGGCCAACGCTACTTGGGTGTTCGACGTGGCGACTGGGGCGTGGCATGAGCGGGCCAGTTGGATTACCAACCGGCTGGGGCGGCACCGCAGCAACTGCCAGATGGCGTACAACGGCGAAGTGCTGGTAGGCGACTACCAAAACGGCAAGGTCTACGCCTTCGACATGGACGTCCATTCGGACGCGGGCGAGATCCAGAAGTGGGTGCGGTCCTGGCGGGCGCTGCCGACGGGCCAGAACAACTTGAACCGTACCGCGCACCACGCGCTGCAACTCGATTGCGAGACGGGCGTCGGCTTGAACGGCAACGACGAGTTCGACTTCATCGACCTTGCGACTGAGGACAGCCCCGAGGTTTACGAATACCTCTTGCTGGAGAGCGGCGACACGCTGAGCGCCGAAGACGGCGACCTGTTCTATACCGAGTATTATCCGGCGGCAGTTTCCACGCCGCTGGCGACCGAGTCGGACATCAACATCAACATCCTCGACTCGGTGGCTACGGTTGGGGCGCTGCCCCGCGTCATGCTGCGCTGGAGCGACGACGGCGGGCACACCTGGAGCAATGAGCACTGGCGAGAGATGGGCCGCATCGGCGAGCACAGCCACCGCGTCATCTGGCGGCGGCTGGGCATGACGCTCAAGCTGCGCGACCGCGTGTACGAGGTCAGCGGGACCGATCCGGTCAAGATCGCGCTGCTGGGCGCGGAACTGCAACTGAGTCCAACCAGTGGCTGA